CCAACACCGCCCGTAGCGGCAAGCCCTGTAACACCTACATCCGCATTAGCCTGTACTACAACAGAACCGACACCGCCTGTGGCAGCGATCCCTGTTATCGGAACATTAGCTTCAGCGACGACAACAACAGAACCGAGCGTACCTGTAGCGGCCACTCCCGTAACAGTAACCGGAATAGCAGCGTCCCAAGGGCCTTGGGACCATGTACCTCTACCCCATCCGGTTATTGCGGCCATAAGGAGTTACCTCTTAGGCAATACGGATGATAGCGTTTGTTGCGTCGGCTGTTGGGAACTGAATAGTGAAATCACCGTTGGTCGAAGTCTTGTCCGAACCAAACGCCAAGATAACAACAGCATCCGTTGTGCCTGTGCCGCCACCCGTCTGGGTGTTGTAGATCATCGCGCCGTTCGCAGTGATTGTAGACGACGAAAACGTAAGGTCGTTAAAATCAGTGAACGCTGTGGTGCCGGAAGATGTCGGAGTGACGTTAACCAACGTACCGCCGCCAGCAGTGTAGCCAGTGCCAGACACCTCGTTTGCGGTCGAGTAATCCGTTGTGGCCGCACTCAAAGTTGCGCTGCTTGTGAAGAGCGCCAGCTTGTAAGCGTCGGCCCCGTTAGTGAAATCGTGCTTGCCTTCAAGTAGTTCTTTCTTGAAGGACGTACACATTGCTTGTGTGATCGCCATTTAAAGTCTCCTTATCGCGTCAGCTAGTTCAGGGTGCCCTGCATCATTGAGGGCATTATACACAGTTGTGCGGTCGCTGCGAATAGCTTCTCGCATATAAAAAGCGACGACCTTCTCCATGTGCTTTTGAAACGCCTTCGCCTGATCTCGTATCGCAGGGTGCGCTTTGTCAGAAACGCTGATCAGTTTTTCAACACAGCGTTCCGCAACTTCGTCCGGAGTAAACCCTCTGTTCTCAGTAGTCTTCACAACCATGAAAGGGGTCTCAGGGACACTTACATCTAACTTAAACATTACTGCTTTGGCCTTATAACTTTGCCAACCCGATACTCTTGGGTGGTCTCTTTAGCTTCGCCCAACATCTTCAAGCCTATCATCGACTCGTTAAACCGTTGATTGTACTGCTGCATCACATCAGGTTCGCCCTTCATAAAGATGTAGGCCTCAACCAATGCGCCGTACAGCAGTGCTAACTCACCGTTCTGACTAATCCAAGTGGTTCCGTTAGCGGCCCCTGCCGTGATACTAGCCGGGCGGTACAGATAGTGTAACTCCACAACGTAGTTAACATCTGGCGTGGGACCAACAAGGAAGTTGGATACGTCAAACTGAGAGTAGTACTTCGGAACACCTTGTGTTGCAGTGTTCGGGTTATACATCTGTACGAAAGAAACGTCTTTGTACTCGATGAACTCTCGAGATCCGTTCAAAGTGTAGCTTAAAGAGAACGGGGCCAAGAAGTCGCTCGGGCAGTTCAAGTACGGATTAGCCCCTGTCAGCGTAGCCGTCTGGTTTCTACGGAACAGGTCCAGCTGCACATTCTTCAGAATGCGCTCTTCAGAAGCACGGATGAACAAAGGCAGGTTGTTCACAAACGTGGTCTCTGTGTTCTCAGTGTAGTCTTGGATAGCCTGCTTTAGCTGATCGTATGTAAAACTCATGTCGTCACCACCACTACTGTTCCCACGGAACCTGTCGCAACAAGATTGTCCGCAGGGGACAGGCCAGGTTGCGCATTAAAACCGACGGGGTTCCAGCCCCATTGAATAGCCCGCTGCTCGGCAAGACCAGATTCGGGCCGAGGGTTTCGAAGGGCCTGCGGATCAGGGCCAACCTTGGGGGGATACAGTTGAGGATGTTTCGGCTCATACTCGTCAGGGCCAACCTTGGCTCCTGTCCACTCGACCTTCATCTCACGCAGACGGTAACGCCGTCCAGAGCGATCTGATATTCCCCAAGCATGTTTTCCACTAGCGTATGACATTAGACCCTCAAGTAACGAATGCTAGGCTGAAGTTTCAAAGGAGTTCGACCTTCGTCTTCGTCCGCCGCACGTTGGAACTCTTCTTCGTAGATGGACTTCAGGATCTGAATGCGCTCGGGAGCCCGCTTCACCGCAAGGTAGTAAGCTAAACCTGCTGCCATACACGGGTAAAACCGGAACGGCAGGTCCGTTGTGTTCACCATGGAGTCCGCGTCTTCGATTCTGCGGACGTAGTAATAGATCAGTTGATCCGTGGAGTTCTCTGGGACAGCCCACAGGTTGATGACAGGCTCAATCTGCCTGTCTAACCAGTACTGGCTTGTGCGGCCCTGAGTTGTTTTGTTCGGGAGCGTTGCATAGTCCCCACGACTAATGCGCTCAACCTCGTAGTCAGTGTTGTTGCGGCGAAGAACTACGTCCAACAAATCGACGACATCAGACTGCAAAGTCTCTTGTGCTTGCCCCTGCGTCAAGGTAATCGTCGCCTGCTTCACAGTCCACAGATTTAACCCGCGGTTAGCCCAGTCAGCGAACATCAAGTTCATAGACCGACGTGCCGTCTTAGCGTCGTAGCCCGTGCGGACTTCTAGCCCACACCGCTCATACGCTTCCTCGATGATCTCACCGACGTCGAGGTTAAAGTCTCTTGATCCTGATGTTGTCATTCTATCAGCCCATCTTTGTGTCGCGTATACCGCGCCCAGCCATTACGCAGCCACCGTTCTTGTATCGCACCATACCACCATTCTTCTTGCCTTGCGAATCCTTTATCGCTTTAGCCGTAGGGGCACCTTCATCGCTGGGGCTACGCATGCGCTCTCCGCTGCCGCCCTCAATGCGTTTTCTTTTCTTTTGGATATTGTCCCATAGTCCTGGTTTGCCCATTTTACTCGTCCCTTCTGGAGGCTTGGAAACTTGGAACGCTGTTTGTCCCCTTGATATCGTCATAGTGGTTGGCCCTTCTAACTAAAAAATCTTGCCACATAGGCTTGATCATCTCGTAGTTCTCTTCAACCCTATACGAAACAACAGCAACTTCCGCCTTCATTTCAGACACCTGTAGCGCACCCCAGCTTAACACGCCGAGAGACACGACGGAAATAATATGCTGAAAGTCGATTTTCATTTCGTCACCACGCCTTACAAGACCAGTACTTGGCCTTTAGTTTGTCTAACGTACCTTTGTCACAACCATGACGAGCCCTAAACGACTTGCGACGTTTAGGGTTGTCTTTTTTGATGGTCATGTTGGCATCGCCAAAACGAACGATCTTTTCTTTGCCTTTATCGCAAGCCTTTACAACAGACTTCTTGCCGCCAGAGATCTGGCGCTTCGGTACGTTGCACTTCATCTTTGACTTGTCGATCTTAGCCATGAGTTTTCCTACGCTAGGAGAAACGTTAGCTCAGTCCCCGAGCCCGTAAGCGCAGAAATGTAGACCCCCGAGGTAAACAACATCCCATTCGCAGGGATGTAGACCTCGTTCATGCCTGTGGGAAACTTTTGCGTCAGCATCGTCGCCCCTCCGTTACCGTTGGTAAGAGTGAACGATCCCGCTGCAGTCGCGTAGATGTTTACGGCAAACATTCGAGATCTGGACGGCCCTATAAGGGCCGCCGCCGCACCTTGCGGATGAGTATACGCATTTATGTCTGAGCCTGCCATAACAGAGCCCTCCTACGTTAAAAGATTAAGCAACGAGGTTATTGTTCTGCTGGTACAGCACAGTTGCGCGGATTTCGCCGTTACTGGTTGCTCCGGTAGAAGTCCAAGTTAAGCGCATGTCTTTATTGCCAACATCGGCCCAGATCAACGCTCCGCCAGCTTCTGTTGTTGGGTACTTACGACCCGCGCCCGAAGCCACTGAGATTGAGAAACTGTTTAATAGGGTGGCGTTACCACCTTCGGTATCGCCAATGCTGAAGACACAAGTTGCTCCTACCATAACACCGGGAACGTCAATAACGATATCAACGATCTGGGAGTTTGCCGGGATAACAACGGTAGTTGTGTTTGCGGCAGACGCGCCGCCGTCTAAGTCAACACCTGTTGAGAACGTCTGAGCCATAACAACTTGACCCACGTTGGCAACATTAGTGCCTACAGTAGTGCCTGTTGTATCTTTGATTGTGCCAGCCCGAATTGGGCCAGAAAAAGTCGTATTAGCCATGTGAGTCTCCTGTCGTGGCAAATGTCAGCCGCATCAGGCGACTGTCAGGGAATAACTCTATTGTTACACGAGGTCTAAACAAAAAGAAAGAGGCGATCCGAAGACCGCCTCTGACTGTAGTACTGGTTCGAGACTTACGCCCCTGGTGAACCGAACACTGTACGTGGGTCGCTAAAGCCGAAGCTGTAACGCTCACGCGCTTTGAAGCGCATGTTACCCGTGTCGAAGTCAGCTTCCATGTTGGTGGAAAGCGCAGAACGCTCAAAATGGACGAAGCCGCGAGGCGCGTCTGTTTTGATGAAGAACGCATCTGGGTCAGTGAGGAAGTCGTTGACGGCGTAGCCATCAGGCAACATGCCCATTGAACGGATTGCGTTCGTGTCGTTGTCCGCTG